AGTGTTTATACGGTACATTATGTGATTTAGCATATCCCAAGTCTACGTCCCCGCCTCTACACTTAGTATAGCATAAAATAGAATTATTGTCAAGGTATAAAATAAGAGCCTATTTCTAGACTCTATTTTTTACCACAATTGAACTTGTTCGTTTGCCTTAGCAGTCACCTTATAAATATAGATTGTATCTGAACCAGAATATTGAATTGTTTTTACTAATTCTAACGTAAGATTAGTTAGTTGATAATTTGAATCACCATTTAACACGCATTGTTTTCCACCATGTTCTTCGCCTACAATATAACTAGTGTAAGATAAACAAGCAAGAAATATATAGCTATTTTCATTTAGAAAATATGCAGCCGGTGTTTTAGAAATATAACCAAAGATATTTTTAGTTGGTTGAGTTTTCATAAAAGGGTTAATAGCAGTATAACCAGCAGGCGTACTTAATTCCGTAAATTTAACATTTCCAATGTCATTACCTTCAACTTCGATAGATAAGTTATAATCTGGAGCATTATTGTTAAACAATAAACTTAGGGTGTGACCATCGTCAATGTATGCAAAATGAGCACAGTCACTAAATGCAATAACACCATTACTGCTTACAGATACCATTAATTTGTGATATCTGTTTAGCGTATAAATTCCATCACTACGTAAATGAATTACAAGTGTGTGGTCTAAATATTGATTTTGAGGTTTAACTGGTGAATTGTATTCAATTTCCAAAAACTTAACCATCCCTTGTGGAGCGTTTTTATATAAATTACATAATTTTAGCATTTGAGTTACCCCCTAAAATTAAGTTTTTCATTTTATTAAGAAATTCCGTGTCATTTGTATCGTACCAGTTTTCAAAAAACCAAGGCACGACAATTTCAGCATTTTTTAATACTGGGTGATTAAAGCAACATGAATAGAACAAATATTGAGCATATGTGTTTTTAGTTTTATTTGTAATCTTATCAAAATCATACTCCCAAGGTTGGCACAAGAACTGTTCGTAAGGCAATACCCCGCATTCTGTTACCCAGATTTCTTTGTTCCAAGATAATGTAAAAGTTTGATTATTGATTTTAGCCTGCATCATATCTGGATTTAGGTCACTTGAATAAAAGTTATTGCATGAAGGATAGAAGTTTACCCCTAGAATATCAAAGTTATTTTCAATAATAGCCATGTCTGATGGTGAAATACTTGGGGTATTTGAGAAACACAGCATGGTATCTGCCGTAATTCCAACCTTTAACTTGTTGTTCTTTTCCTTAATTTTAACTGCAAAGTCTGTATGATTTTTTGTATCTGCAAATTGTTCATTGATAATGAACACAGTTTTTAAATTAGGGAAATAATCTAATAAAGGTAACGCAGTACTGATGTAGTTACTATCCACTGTTCCATGCACTTTTAATGAAGTGATAGGGACATTATACATAGTTGCGTATTTATTAGCCCAAACAAACGTGTTTTGTTTCTGCATAACAACGCCATTGTCAATGTGGGCTAACATTTGGCAACTTCCGAACCCTAATTCTCTAGCTAGTTTGATATATCCAGCAATATATTGTTCGGATTGCCTTTCATCTACATCAAAGAATAAAGGACACATGAATTTACTGTTTTGCGTTGTGGCAAGTGTCAAATTCGTAAGATTATTTTTAAGATTTCCAAACAATTCTTCATTAATAATCCTTTCCAAAGTACCATCCTTAGCCATTTCATCTAGTTTTTTATCAATATTTTCTTGAATATTTAAATCTAGAAAATAGTTGTTGATATAGTCAAAGGCTTTTTTCATATCATCTAGTAATAAATTATTATTTGTAATCAATTCATTTATATAACTTAGCATTTTAGCTAATAAATCTGTATATGATAATGAATCATCATAAATAGAAGGTAATGTCTGTTGTACCCAAGCTCTAAAAGGATAAAGAGATTTGTAAGTATTGTGATTAATAGGCATTATTCCATACCACCTTTCTTTTTATTAATTATACCATATTTAGTACCAAAGTTTAAGTGTTAATTTACTTTTAAAATCATCAATAAAAATCTGCTTTATATTAGCAAAACTTTCTCGATATTCCTTAAGCATTCTGGAATATGTGATACCACTGAATCCACTGATTGTTTCAGTACCATTTGTGTTATTTGTGAAGGTTGTTACACTTTTACTATTGCTCGTCCCTTCATTTGAATCTTTAGTAGCATTTGTTAAATAGTCTCCATTTTCAAGTCCTTCTATGCCACCTTGTGGAGTATCACTAAACATATTCCAACCGATAGAAGAACTTGTTGACTCGTTAGCACCAGTATTTGACCCTTCTTCATTCCCCTGCGTAGCACGCTTAAGGTTGTAGTTTATGAATGGGTCGATGATAGAATCTAAAGACTTAAACATTTTAGAATAATAATCCATATTTGTCTTCATCCACACCCTTAACTTTAAGTGCCATAAACCATATGTTTCATAGTTGATTTCATCCATGAGAATTGATTCTAGAATCCATCTTTCAAAATCAGCCTTTTGTGAAGGGTCATAGAATGGGTAGTCAAAATCAAATATTTTAGTGCGTGCTATTTCAATCGCTTCGTCAAGTGAAGATAAACCAACGCTTTCAGTTCTCCCACTTAGTGATTCTACAATAGTTTTTACTTGAATTGTATACTTTGCCATTCTATTCACCTCCGTCAATCGGATGCCCTAAAATTCCACCTGTTCCAAGTCTTGAAGCTTGCGTTAAGATATTTTCGTTGACTTCCACTGTAATATTTAAACCCTTCATTTTATTGTATTCTTCCAAGGCATTTTTACGACTTTGAAGTTTGTTTACAAGAATGTTATTTGTATCACCCATGCTATTTCTAGCCTCATCTTGAACTAGTCGTTCTTTTTTAGCAATATTCATATTTCGTATCCCTATTTCTGTTAAAGCTTCATGCCACAAATCTTTTTTCATATCTTGAATTTTATCTGCAATGAATGGTGCATCTGTTTTTAGTACTTGGAACTCTTTTAAATCCAGTGATTTTGTACCAAAAATAATAGGTACGTTGCCATCATACTGTGAATAAATATTTAGCCATGTCTGTCTGTCTTCTTCGTTCGTAAGAATCGCTAAAGGGGTCTTTTGAGCGTTCATGTTTACATTAATAACGTTGTCCAATTCCCACAATCTTTGCGCATAATAGTTGATTGTATCAATCGTAGGCATATGTGAAAATTTATCCCACATGATAACAGAATCTTTGTTCGTTAAGTTTCTATTATATCCACCATAAGCCCACGCATGGCGCTTGTTTGGAATACCATAGATATTTAACGACCCATTGTAATTCCACATGGTAGCAATATGCCCACTATCTGATTCATCCACTTTAAAATCTGGGTCTTCGCTTAATAGTACCGAGCCTTGGGCTATCATAACAAGCTCCATGAATCTTGGGTCAATGGTCTCCGGCAAGTTGTCATATTTGAATAAGGCCAGTGTTAAATCTAACAGTTGAACCCAGTATTTATTATAGGTCCATTTGTTTAGGCCAAGACTTGAGAAGAAGTTCTTGTTATGGATGTTTGGCATATTCCACGTATTCTGTAATTTATATGGTTTACATCTGTTCTTCTTTCCCATGCGTTTTCCTCACTTTCTATACTATTATTATACCATAAATAGACTAAAAGTGATACGCATAACACGCACCACTTTTAGCTAGTAAATCAAGACTGAAATGATTATAGGGGGACCTATTAATTAGGACATATTTATTATATCATTCTTGAACTCTGTTGTCCAGACTATAATTTCCGATAGAGTCCAGATTTTTCCAGAATGTGATACCATTATCATGAATTGAATTGATTTGCCCTACCAATTGGGCTGGTAGACTGGCTTTTACATCACATCCAACTGTTTTTATATAGTTCCAGTGTGGTCTATTTTTAATCACAGGCATAGATAGTGTGTGTAATGCATATCCATATTTTTCAAAATAATCGTCGATTATTCTTAAATTGCTTGGCTTAGCACAAATACATTGTACATGGACTGTATTTTCATTATTAGCGCTCATCCATGAAGTGTTAACATTTCCCACTGCTCGTTGTCCTTTAACAGCCATATCTCTATCTTGGGCTATCATACTGAAAGCTTTATTAAGATTTCCTAAAGCATTATTTCCCATTGATATAGCATTAGCAGCTTCACTCTGGGCTAGTAATGCTCCACCTTCTGCGCCTGCTAGTAGTGCACCACCACCAGCACCTCCTAAAGCCAAAGAACCTGCGATACCCATACCAATTTGACCAGCAGCACTTAACGCTTGAATTGTTCTTGAGTTTGCCGTCTGAGCAAGCCAAGCTTTATAAGTGTCAATAGTGAATGCGCACTTAGGGAAGTTATTAATACTGATACCCTCATCCTTATTATTTACTAACCCTTTATAGTACACTGGATACACATAACCTTCTGGATTTGGGGTTCTTGTCATACTGATGTCAAATCTACATTTATCATTTTTAAAATCTTCGTATCTCAATTCTGTCGAGTTCCCACTAAAAGTAGTTAGTTTCATATAACAATATGGATAAGTATACACTTTTTTATTTTTTGGGATATATCCACTTAGCGAACCACCATCATGATTTTGTGGCTTATCAAATTCAACTTGAACGTGTTCGCAATCACCGTGTACTCTATGTATACCAGTTGGGTCTCCGCCAGTAGCAAAAAAGCGAGGTAACATATATGTATCAATGATAGTGTCGTCTGGGTTGCTTCCAGTGGCTTTTACAAAAAAGTCTTGATATTCTGCCAATGTACCAAAGGCATAAATACTGCCTGCAACGTTTGTCTTATCAATTTGTGAAGTAACAAAACTGTCTTGTTCTTCACCAGTAGGCTTTAAAGTACAACATACAGTACCAACTAAATCAGTAAATTGAGTTATATCGTTTTGATAATTTACAATATATTCTCCAGTATCTAATTTTTCATCAACAATGTTTGACCCTATTTCAGTGTCTTTTGTATGGGCACGCTCAATAAAACATTTTTCATACGTAAAATCAAAATAATAAGTCTGCATAACATCCAGAATGAAGGAAACTTCCCATGTCACATTGTTAACCCATGTTACATCTGTAACGAATGCGTAAAACCATTTATTTTCATAGTTAGTATTCTTAAACATCATATACGTAGCTTGTTGCATAAGCAAACCCTGGGTTGATTCTAATCGAATAGTTCCTTGTTGCTTGTTTTTTCCTACATACGTACATCTATCCCATTGTCCTAATTTATGAGCATACATATCATTATACTGCGCCGTAGCATTATCATAATCCACTGTATTTTCATAGGTTGGTGTCAGTGATATATTCTTTAAAAGTACCACTGTACTATTTGGAATTACATAAGCCATATATTTACCTCCTTTAAAAATAAAAGGTGGGACCACCCACCTTTCTATACTATGCCACTGTAATAGTTGCTACACCAAATTTTTTTGGGTCTCCATTTGAAACTGCCTTAACAGTATATGTTTGGGCCGTAGCGTTATTACCAATAGTAAGGACACCAGTCTTTTCATTGATTGCTACACCAACTCCATCACCAACTCCATCACCAGATACTTCCCAGTGTACGGTTTTGTCAGCAAAGTCAGAAGCCGTAACAGTCGCTTTCATAGTCAAGCTTGAACCTTTTGGCATTGCCGCTTTGCTTGGTGCAACCGCAACAGTATCCACTGTTGGTTCTGTTTTCACATACATAATCGCATTTGCAAAGTAACCACTTGCGTATACTTTCCATACGTGCAAGAAGTTGTTCTCATATAAACCTTGCTGGTTTCGTCTCATGTCGAAGTACTGCTCCACATCGAACACCATGAAGAAGTCTTTATCCACTGTAACTAATGGTACTTCCTTCAACTTAGCCAACTGGTCAGTCGTTGGTCTAATGTAACTTGGTTCATCAGCAAAGATAATATCCAATCTATCCAATTCATCCGGTGTGAACGAGAAATCATCCAATACGATATAACGGCCGCTGAATTGAGCATAATCTACATTAAATGCTTTTGCTAAAACTTCAACTCCAGACTGAGCATCAAAAGCACTCGTTACGAATACATACTGGTCATTTTTTAACGCATAGTTTAATACTCCAGCACTATTGTATTTTCGTGAAGGTGTCATCAACAAGTTAGAAACTGTCTTGACCGCCGTAATCAATTGCTCACTTGTAGCATTTGCTGGGATGATTTGTTTATACATTGTACCATTCAAAAGTCTTTGAACTAAAAGGTACTTCATTGATAAACGTTCATCATACTGAATTGCCGTATGCATAGCATCAATGATACCAGTAATCAAGTTTACTACACCAGTGCTTGAAGTAAATGCTTGTCGCAAAGTCACTTGCTCGATAGTCTGTTTATAGAAAATCTGCGAGTTTATACGGTATAACATCGCTTCCACATCTGGTTTAACACGCTTCTCAACTTGGGTTTCTGCAAGTTCTGGATTATATGCGAAGGGTTCACAAATATTGATAAAGATGTCTTCAATCACTTCACCATATTCCAAACGGCCACGCTTCAAGTTAGCCCATGGATTTTGGTATGACTTAGAAGAAATAATTACTAATCCAATTCTATTCAATAATTCATTTAGGAATGCGTTTTGCCAACCTACGTTTGACATAATCGCTTGACCAAAAGCACGAATGCTCATTAATGAATCGTTACTTGTAGCCACCACACCATCAGCCAGTTCATCACCAGCACTTAAAACGTGTGGTGTTCCAGCTTCAAAATCACCACCAAGGTTTTCACGAATGGTATTCAGAATATCCGGGGTTTTAGCATTCAACTTTGCTTTAGTTGGTTTTTCTGCCATAAATATCTCCTTTCCTACCAATCTAACGTTGGTAATCTCTACATATCTATTATAGCATATTTTTACTCAGTTTTAAACAAATCGCCATAAGATAATTTCTTATCTTCCTCTTCTCCGTCTTCATTCTGCTCATCATGCACATCTTTAGGGGAAGGGTTATTATCCACACCACTCAAGAATCGCTCACGATATTTCTGTTTGAATTCCTTCAAATCTGTCCGAGCTTGTGTCAATGCCTGCTTTGTCGTTTCCAACTCATCATTGTTTGAATCCCCCATTGAATCTGAAATATCCTCTAACAATGAAATTTGTTCATCTGTAGCATCTTCTCCAAACATTTCATTTACTTTTTTAATCAATTCTTCTTTACTCAATTTTGCCATTTTCTTTTCCTCCTTTAAAATGGTCTACCCATATAGAATATCCATTTTGATTTTTTCTTTTCTGGTTCTATTTCTCCACTTCCTGGAAGAACTGGCTTCCAGTCCTTTAAATACTGATACCACTCTTCGGCCTGGGTCCCTCTTATAGGTTGATTTGGGTCTGCCGGCCTTTCATAGTTTGCCAGAAACTCGATTGCCAAATCATAAGGTTTTCCAGTACTTTGCGTAAACTCTTTGAAGCTTTCTGGATAGGCGCTTGTCGCTATCCACTGTGTATTGGTAGCCACTTCATAGTTCATTCTAGCGCATTCTCCTCCGCCAAAGTTCTGTATCAAGAATCCATTATCACGTAGCCAGTCCAATACTTTTGTATATGGTGTCCATTGTACTAATCCATAGCCTTGGCTTTCAGTCGGCGTTCCATATGGTGTGTCGTTCTGCCAACGGCAAGGTGAAATCGTACTTTCACTTTGCATATTTCCAAGCACCCCGCAACAAGCATTCAACGTCCATCCATAAAGAATATTCATAGTGCCATAGAAGCACTTGGCATTGTTTCGCATTTCATCTTCCGTTAACGGTCTAGATGGTTCGGTCAAACTCGTATTTGTAATCACCCATTCTAATGATGAATAGCTTGGCTTTCCTTTTTTAAATATCTGAAAGGTCCTTCCGAGTGTTTCTGTAAAGTTTGTATCATTTCCATAAAAGACAAGATTAGGTTGCACGTTTCCTTCAAGTCTGAAACATTGGTTTCCATAGCCAGAACATACCATCCCACTATAAGTGAAATTAGCACCTTCGGACAAACTAGCTTCAATATGTACGTGATTTTGTTTAACTCCAGCATTACCAGTATGATAAATAGCTTCCCCTTGTTTGTACGAATCTTTTGAAGGTGGGTTGTTGTCGTGTGTGAAACTAAACACGGCAATTCTTAGTCCACTAGGTGTCCATACTTTTTTATCAGACTGATACACTACATCATTTGTCGCCGAACCAGTTCTATGTGTGACATGGCAATCACATGGTGCATACAATGTTTGAGGATGCGGTCCACAATCTATTGCATAGGAACAACAGTGGCTGTAGTCGTCTGGACCCCACTGGGCTATGTTACAAGTTTCTAATGGAAACAGGCATACCTGATACCCCTTATAAATTAGTTTCTCATTTGGTTTCATTCTCAATACCTACATAGTATTCAAGCATCTTGTAGAAGCGTTCATACTTATCCCTGTATTCTTCCTTGTCCTTCATAAGACTTAAGCAGTGAGTGTAGAAGTCAATCCTCCACTCAATGCTTTTGTCCGAGGGGTAGCCATTTGGGATATCCTCTGGCTTTCTGATATTGTATATCTCTTTGAAATTACACAATTTCTGCCCACTTTTCTTTTCCATAAATCTCACTTCCACTTACGGCTACAAAGTTTGTATTACCACTTGCCCCAGTATAACACACATACCTATGCCCATTGCCAACCCATTTTCCCCAGTAGTGGACTACATTTCCTTTGTTGTACTGAGCAACAACTCTTCCGCATACTGGATTCTGTTTTCTTACGTTTACACAATCTACTAGAAACTTAGCCGTGCCAGTTTCCAGAATAACATCCTTCATATTGAATACTGAATTGACTGGTTCTTCATCCAATACCACATCTGGCACTAGATATCCTAGGAAAGTCATCCCACAATATCCATTTGGGTTTCCTTCAACATAGTCAAATAGGTTTCCACCATAGTTTGATTGACTCCATGCAACTGTATACGTATCAATGATATCTTCGCATACTGCCACATGTCCATACTCCCCAAAAGACCAAATCATTAAAGCACCTTTGCTTGCATACTTGCTTGGCTTAAGTCTTGAGTTGTGTATTGTCCATAAGTCCTGCGCACCATGTACACGCGTATATCCATCAATAGGAATCACTTCTCCCAGAATTTCAGATAGTCTGGCGGTTGCATACGTGAAGCAGTTTGGCATATCAACACCAGTCCGTTTAACTGCATACAACATCCATTCTGAATCCATAAGTCCTTGAATGTTTGTTCTTTTATAAAACATTATTTGCCCTCCTTATATCCAATCAATGCCTTGATTCTATCTGGCAAAATATCTGGATTAATTTTTGAAATGTTTTCACAAATACTTACTACTTCTGTAATGATTGCATAACCACAAATAATAGGTAATAAGTCTTTTGCAAAAGGCAACTTAAAGTACATTTCTGCATAGTTGATTGCAACTCCTAATGCGTAGCAACATACGAATCCTACTTTCTTGAATAGCCCGTCCCTTAGTTTACTTGACTGTAACTTTTCACCATCACGAACTGCACCAAGAATACCAGTCACTAAGTCCAAGCCATTAAAAATCATAGCAATACCAATTAACAACATGACTGCACCTCCCAACTTTATACTATTATTATATCATAAAGGTATGGTATAATTATAGTAGAAAGGTAGTGAAATTTATGAGTGAAAATAAATTCTATGATGGAACTAAAATCATGGGTATGAAAGACATCAATGGTAATACCCCAGAAATATTCATCTGTACTTCAAACCGTTCTGCTGGAAAAACAACATTCTTCAATAGGTACGCCTTTAAAAAATGGCTAAAGAAAAAAGAAAAGTTCATCATACTTACAAGATTTGACTACGAACTTCCTAATATAGGTGATAGATTCTTTAAGGAAATACGAGAACTGTTTTTTCCAAACTGCTCTATGTTTACGGAAAAGCGTGCTGGTGGAACTATCTATGAGTTAATGGTCTACCAAGGTGAACAGACCGAAAAGAAGTCATGTGGCTATGCTATTGCATTGAACAAGGCGGACCAAGTTAAAAAGTATTCCCACTTTCTAGCTGATGCAACGTGTATCATTTTTGACGAATTCCAGTCTGAAAATAACAAGTATGCTCCAGATGAAATAACAAAGTTCATATCTATTCATACTTCCGTTGCACGTGGCAGGGGTAGGCAAGTGCGGTATGTGCCAGTCTATATGATATCCAACCCAGTCACATTACTGAATCCCTATTATCTAGCGCTTGGGAGTGGCACTCAGTATTCTTTAATAAAAAGACTGCAATGGAATACTAAATTCCTTCGTGGCGTTGGATGGGTTCTGGAACAAGGCTTCAATGAAAGTGCTAGTGAATGTCAAAAGGAATCTGGTTTCAATCAAGCTTTTTCAAACAATGCCTATGTGGAATATTCCAGTGAAGGTATATATCTTCGTGATGATAAATCCTTTGTCGATAAGCCAAGTGGTAAGTGTACCTATGTATGTACATTGAAATTCAATAATGTAAACTATGGTATTTTCGATTATATGGAAGAAGGATATTACTATTGCTCCACTTCCTATGACAAGACTTCCCCATTCAAACTGGCTGTGACAAACTCAGACCACCAGATAAATTACCGCCTTCTTAGAAGCAACACGTTTATTATTCAAAAACTACGAACAATGTATGACTGCGGACTGTTCCGTTTCAAAGATTTGAACTGCAAAGAATGTCTTATGACTGCATTGTCATATGGATAAAATAAAAAGGTACTCATTAGAGTACCTTTTATATTGTTACAGACAACTCAAAGCCATGCGATATCTTACTTCGACTAAGTGTGTGGCACTATTTTCCAAGTGAAGAAACCCACAATTTCACTTCATGAATGAGTACGTCTGGCAATACCATAATGCGTAAGACCCAATGTTTCACGCGGAACACTGGGCCTTACAGTACGATTTTTAAAGAAAGAGTCTATGCGTGCTAAAGCTACAATCAACACACTTATAGTATAACATTATCTCATAACATAGTCAAATTTTTCTAAAAGAATACCACCCTCAATGCGGTGTGGTTTTAAATTACTTGGAACTTTCAAACCAACCTTGAAGTCCTTTAGGGTCCTTTTTGTCTGCAAGAACTTTTTTTCTTTTTCATCTGCATCAGCAGGCACTCCCCCACCACTTAAAGATATATTCAGCAGTTCCTTGCATCTCTTCCCCATGCCAGCACACTTGATATCATAATGTGGTTCACAAGGTACTTCATCCTCGTGTGTAATATGCTCAATATATGTTTTCTGTCTAACATATACCGCTTCATCAAAATAGCTTTCACACTTCCAAGCGTTGAAGTCTGTTGGGTGGATTCTTACACCCACAAGTTCTTCACGAGAACACATACAGTGAATACTATCTGTATCAGCATACACAAACTTAGGATTGACACTACCTGCGAAATTGTTCTGAGCATTTGTAATAGTAAAGTTCTTGGCATAGCTGGTAATAGCACTCCCACAAGCAATGTACCCAGTCTTCTTTTCAAACTCAATCACCAAGTCATAGTCAATCTTGCCGTCAATGATATTGACTACCTTAAAGCTTGAGCATGAGTTTGTAGCCATTTTACCATAAAGGTTGTTTAAGAAAAGTTTAGCCAGTTGTCGCATTGCCCCAGAGGACTTTATTTTCAAGTCCCTCCAAGGATTTATATAGTCATCAAAGATACCTACTCTTGATTCAAAGTAGCAGCCATCCAGAATTTCAAAGTCCTTTACATCATAGTGCTTTCTAAACAGCGCATAATCCGTCATGGTTAAGGTAAGTGTAGGCCTTGCATCTACCTTGTTTCCGTCCTTATCAATATATCCTTTATAATACTTACCATTAAATTTAAAGTCACTCGTTTCTAGATATTCATTTGACTTATACATCCCACTATTCTTTATCTGAATAAATGGAAGCATACCTTTTTTCAATTTGAATCTGGTTCTCACACGCACAAAATAATACATATTGTCCCTCAGTGCTTCTGGGTGTATAAAGTTTCCCTTCCAGAACAAAGGGGTCCCAATAGGATATGCATTACCAGATGATGAGTGCATAACTGAAGGGTACAAACTGTTTACATCACATACGCATCCTTTTTTAAAAATTCTGTTTTCGCATCCTTTTACAACGTAGCACCAACCACCTCGGTACGACCTTCGTATATATTCATCTACATCCTTTGAACCAAACTTGTCTGCATCCAGTTCGATTGCCTTCAAGTCTGGGAACATTTCTTCGTAGGTCCACTTGTCATAGGTATGCTTGAACTCTTTCATACAACACGTACCAATCGTCATGGAATCGTGTTTCTGCTCAAACATAAATTCAAGTGCTTCCTTTACAACGTAAACATCATTCTTGATATATTCCTTTTCTTCATCTGAAATGAAACAGTTAGGGTGCCTGAACCCTTCGTATTCCATTTCCAATTTCTGATGCTTTGTCTTGAATGCTTTTCCAATTTCAGCTACAGAGAAAGGAAGAAGTTTTAGACTGTCTCTAAACTCAATATAATGTCCTTTCACAAAACAAGTGATGGAGTAATACTTGCCCATGTTAGATATACTGTACTTGATACTCCCATCTGGCATATCCTCGTTTGGAATCCATTTGACTTTGAACTCATCCATTGTAGATAAATCCTCATAGGCCTGCTTCAATTTCAGCTTTCCTAACAAATAGCATAACCAGAATGTGCCATCAAATCCAAGATTATGATAGTAGATGAGAACATCTGATTTTAAACTTATCAGATATTCCCATGTAGCTTCGATTGAATGGAAAACTTTTGCGTCCTCTGTATACAGTTCAACTACTGCACTAGCCCACACTTGAGTATCCTGCTGGCCTTTGTATACAGTGGTCTCAAAGTCACCCACCAGTATTTTCTTCTTTCTTTTTCTAGCCATGCTTAAATATCGTCCAATCTGTCACTGTTTGCTAAATATTTTTTATAATTATAGCTTAGATTATCTGCATATCTAACCAATGGGTCTTCTAGTTTATACAGTTGGCTAGTGTCACCAGTTACTAATCCAAGCCCACCATAGAATAATACATAACTGTCAAAAAAGTCTGCCAGTGGATATGACAATAAAAACTCTGCCAGTGTATCTCCATCATAATCAATGAAAGTATCTTTTAAATAGTTGACTGCATAATCAGCGCCCATATGCGCAAGCTCCTTAGAACTTGCATCTGGGTTTTCATCAGCCATTAAATGCAATGCACTGTGTAATCTATCAATTGCACTCTGTTTAGCACTCGACCAGTCAATGTATTCATCAGACAATTCAATGCCTTCTACCACTTCAATTCCAGTAGCTATCGTTGGTTCATTTACTAAAGGAAAATTAGAGCCTGCCTTTACTAGTTTTCTTCCGATTCTCTGTTTTCTTCCGATACGTGCTGATTTTGGCTTTACTTTCTTAACACTGATTCTAGTGCGTTTCTGCTTTGTCTTTAACTCAAGCTTTCCACCCTTGGACCTTGTCAATGATATTGTTTTCTTTGGGTTGTGGGTTATTTTAGGTGCTTCAATTTTAACAGACCTTTTGTGTTTACGTTTCTTCTTGACATCAACTTTAACTTCTTCTGGTCTTACTCCTAAAGGGTTTGCAAAAACATTAACTATCTTTTGAGGTGGTTTATATGCTGGTCGTATTAGCTTTACTTTCTTTATGTTTATCGTCTTTCTTTTTGCCATAGGCTTTACCTCCTAGCTTATCGTACTTACATTATACTACAATAAAAGGGATAGAACCCTATCCCTTTTATAATTTATCTTCTTCTTGATTTTGGCATTGGCTCTTCTTCCTTCTGCTCATATTTTGTTAAGAAATGCATACTGTCAACAATCAATGCGGTTGAATAATCACCATTGTTGTTTTCAGTTGTTGCATGGGCTTCTACTGAAATTAAATCACCTTTCAAGCAGTAGTCACCAATGACTTTGACTAGTCCTTCTCCAAAGGCTTTTAAACTGACAAAATTAGTAATTTTTTTGCCTTTCTTATCCTTGTATCCAGTGTCCTGTGCCAGTGTGAACATCACTACAGTTCCTTTATCGTTCACATACGGGTCCTTTGTCAATCTTCCTTCAATAAATAATTTGTTCATCATATGCTTGTCCTCCTTTTACAGTTCAATTCTCTTTGCATACTTGATAAATGTATCTAACTCCATCTCATAGTATTCTTTACCATAAGATAGAGATAATAGCTTGATAGGCTTGTATCCCATTTTACTAAACTCACTCATGACTTTATCAGCTTTCAACTTGTTGTTGAATACTGCTGAGACTTCACGTGTCTTGTTCGTTTCATCATCAAACACCAATACATTTACAATTGTCGTATTAATTGTTCTCTGAATCTTGTTATATAATACTGACATTTATACCACCCCTTTCCAAAACCTTCTTAAGAAATTAATATTTGGCTTTCTGATTTTGTTTGTCAGCACTCCTTCATTTTCTTCAATATATCGACCCAACCAGAAATTGTCATCCTGTGTCTTTCCTTTACTTCTTGCCTTTTTGAATAATCCATAAACGCATGGACAAATGGAAGCCGTATACATACGAATGTCATTGTAAGGTTTTCCTTCCATCATCCTATAAACCTCGTCCGGATATAAGGAAGCACCTTCAACTTTTTGACTATCTTTAAGTCTGAAAAAATATACTTTCATTTTTTGTCCTCCTTTAATCTGATAATCTTTATAAAATCCTTTAATGGCATTTGAGAATATCTTGAAGGAATAATATTCAGCCTAATTAATGGTTTAAACATAGTATACCACTCAATTGGTTTACTATCGACATCAATAATAGCTTCTTCTGATAATACAGAATAATATTCATTAATCAGATGATACAAATATGCTCCTAGTTTTAATGTTTCACATGGAACATCTGAGAACCAGTCTAGGGCATTGTCATAACTTATTCTTCCATCACCAGTTTCACGTTTATAAATATCACACATAGCAACGGACAATGAATCATATATTCCATGTCTCAAACCATATACGATTTCATTTTTAAACAATTCTAAATTAGTTTTTGCTTTCATAAATACTCAATTCCTTCTGTAACGAATCAATCCTATAAGATTGAATAATGAACATAGCACCTAAGGCAATAGCAGTTGCAATTATAATCTTTAGCACACTTACGTGTACCAAGTACCAGCACTTCTTGTCTTTCATCTTTATCACACCATTATAAACTGCTATAACATAGTATAATAAATACACACCAAACAAGAATATGAATAGATATTCATATTTCATTTTTAACTCCTTTCTTTTGTGCCTAAATACTATCATACTTTTTCTACTTTATTCAAGTAGAAAATACAATAATGTTTTAGACTTTTTGACTTTATAATGACTCCTGAATACTTTGCAAACATCATCAAAATTCTTGATACCTTGGTTTCTGTTTGCGTTGAAAAGAAGTCTTAACTCGTCTTTCTTATCAAACTCAGTTAAGTCTTGTACGATGTAAATATCATATCCAATCTTGAAAAAGAAACGTGCATCGTGCAAACTGATACGTGTTAGTGTAACCATTTGACCGTGATATTTAACGAACTTTGTATAGTTAATCATGATAAAAGCTCCTTCATGTATCTGTCGTATACTGCGTTCAAATAAGCTAGTTCATCATCTGTCCACTTCCAAGCGTGAACTTTATGAATATAGATATCATCTAGAACAAAGGCTTTTGTTTCGTTGTCTCCTACTCCTTCAAAAACTTGCTTCATTTCATCAGCTAGATGAATCATGAAAGTGTTAGGTGATGGATAATTATTCATCATCTGGCATCACCTTGCTTCCTTCTAATAAGTGTGCTGCTTCATCCTTAGTTACACAGTCACTATCAAAGGCATCTGTAATAGCACGTTTATAACCCATGATAATATGCCCATCTAGGGCTGATTGAAAATATTCCTTTTCATACAACCTTGTTATACATCTTGAATGCTGTATTTCCATATCCTTAAAAATTGCTTCTGCATTTGCTGATAGTTTCATTTTATTTTCCCTCCGCTAATTCATTAATTCTCACCATCGTATAATATAAATTACTTAATAATAAATCTTTTTCCCATCTCTCAATAGCGCCTATCTCATAAGACTCTAGTATCTCATCTCTAACCATTCCTAATGAATAATAATCCAATAGTTCCTCGTTATCCATCTGGTTTAATTCAAGCTTACATTCATTTAAGCATCTAAATCATCTTTATCCCATTTTGTTTCATTAATTTCAATTGTTTTATTCATAATATGCCCCCTTATTAATAGAATCAACTGCACTTCTTTTTCGCAACATATGGCATAAACCAATAGCAATAAATAATACATTATCATATACTAATTCTCTATATTTATTGTATATTTCTTCCAGTACATAATCCCACTCACATAATGCGAACTCATCTTCTACAGTAATGCCTTCCTCTTTTTCAAGTTTAACCAATGTGATACACATTTCTTCCAAGAACAGAGACATTTGACCCCTATTCTTTTGTGTTTCATCGTAGCGTCCTAAAATATTGATATTTTCTAACATTTTCTTTACCTCTTTCTTTTTACATCTTTATTATAAGCTATTTTTGACTTTTTGTCAATAGTTATTTTCACTTATTTTAAGTAGAATTTAAGCGTAGAAGTTAGGCTTAACTAACTTCTAACTCCTCTATCTCGTCCGTATTGTCGATAGTACCACTTAGTTGTTCCCATGAACCAATGTCATAAATAATATTTTTGTTCTTTTTCATTTTCTTTACCTCTTTCTTTTTACATCTTTATTATAAGCTATTTTTGACTTTT